AAAACTACATTATGCCATTTTATGGATAAAACACATTATATCCGATATAATATATTGATATAAAATACAGACTACAAAATACCATGTTTAATAGGGTTTGTTATTAAAACGGCAGAAATTCGTCAAAAATAATTAGCCGAAAATATCGGCAACTTTATCAGCTGCCTTTAATCGCATATCATCTGAAAAATGAACATATGTTATTAAGACCGTTTGTATACTATCACCTAATAGGGCGGATACGGTTTTTATATCTACGCCATTTGATAATAATTTAGTTGCGTATGTATGGCGTAGATCATGAATGGAGTTATCCGGCAAGAACCTTTTCATAATTCGTGATGCGCCCCAGCTGGCACTAACTTTATTGTTAAAAAGGCGGTCAGTCGAACATGTTTCTTTGTATTCTTTCAAAATATTGGTTAATATTGGCGGAATAGGTAATTGCCTATAACTATTTTTTGATTTAAGCGGCTTTAACGCATATTTATTGTAATCAATCGCGCCGAATTGCTGCACTACATTTATAGTATTGTTATCTAAATCCACATTATCCCAAGTAAGGCCGATAATTTCGCCATATCTCATGCCGGTATAAGCAGCAATAGAAAATATAACATAGTATTTATAATTTTTAGGTTTTAATGCTTTTAAAAATGTTTCTATTTCTGTATCTGATAATACCTTTATTTTTGTAGGTTCATTATCCTTAAAACGTGGTATTGTTTTCAATTCGTTTGTAGGAATTATTTTGTATTGGTTCGCCGCATAGTTAAATAAACGCTGAATTGTACCCAAAGCAAGGTTTTTTGTGGTAGTTGAATATAAACTATCATTCAATACTCTTTTCACTTGATACGGAGTTATATTCGCTATTTTTTCGTTAAATATAGGCTTAAATATATCAAATGTACGTGTATAGGCCTGTAATGTATTAAATGTACGCGGTTTATTCTCTTTCATATAAATATTAAAAAAATCAATAAGAGTTATATTTCTAAGACTATCATCGGTTGCGGTGATAGTCTTTTTTAGTTTATCAATGATCGTTTGGGCGTGGATTTTTGCCGCCTTTTGTGTTTCAAAACCCTGTTTCGATTTCTGGCGCCAGCGGTTGCCGTCCTTGTATGAAACGATACATTGATACCCTTTATCCTTTTTTCTTATGGTTATATTGCATTGCATCGTCTAATTCCTTTAATGAATACCTTGCTATAAATTGCGCGCCGATAGTTAGGGCAACAACTATAAACATCAAAATATATCTGTGTTCCTTCCAATCCATGAAACCTAATATCATACCAATAATAAGGTATAGGATACTTTGATAAAAGGCTACGTTAATTGCATCTTTTTTACTCATGGTAAACCCCTTTATTTAACAATATATGCGCGAATGTATCCGCATCATGTTCTAGCTTTACGCGTAAATCCGCATCTATTTCCTTAAATAAATCATAATCCTTATGAAGGAATATATGCCCTAATTGATGAGCCAGCGCCATGCGCTGCTGGCGCCTACTTAACCGGCTATTAATAATAATAGCCTTTTTAATCTCCGGTTTAATTTGTATACCGCTAACACAGGCCGGCAACGGCTTATATATAACTTTAATGTTTAATTTACTTGCTATGTGGCGCGGTTCATTTGAGCCGTGCGAATTAATCAAATCTAAGACAAAAGAACACATATTGAACATGCTAACAATTCCCCTTGAATATTATTAATCGTCTAATACCGCTTTTAATACTTTGGATATTTTAGCTTTTTGCGATGCCGTTAATTCACGATCGCCATAATAACATATCAAAGCATTATCCGTAATTTTCTTTAAATCAATAGAATTTTCTTGCTTTTTGACTTTGGGCGCTCCCTCTACGCCGTCAGTAAAATAACCTATTGGAACACCGAAATATTCCGATAATATTTTAATATTTTTTAAACTAGGATTGCTTTCTCCTTTCTTCCAACGTGAAAATGCACTTTGCGGAATTTTGGTATCTTTTGAAATTTGATATGCTGATACGCCTGTTTTTCGCATTAATTCCTCGATTTTGTTGTATAGCATAATGTACCTCGCTAAATATAAACAGACTATTTAACATTTTTAAAAAGTGTTTACTAGACTACTTACTAAAACGGAAGTACAATATAGCCATAAGGTACTTATGAAATCGTAAGTGTCTTGAAGTTTTGATATAGCAAGTGTGGCGTCGAAAATCATCACTTGCTATATCGCAAGTATACCATTTTAGAAAGCGGGGTGTAAACCATAAAAACAGTAACAAAAAATGTTTTTAAACTCATGGATAGCAATGGTATTACCGCTTATAAACTATCCAAAGAAACGGGAATTTCCGAAAGTGTTATTTCCCGTTGGCGTAGTGGTGAACAATCGCCAAGCCTTAGCAGCCTTGTAAAGGTTGCGCACTTCTTTAATTGTGGTTTGTCGGAATTGATGAAAGGAAGCGAATTATGAAACTAACGTATACCGTGGAAGAAGTGGCCGAAGTTTTGGGCGTTTCTAAATCGTCGGTATACAACTTAAAAAATAATGGCACTATACATGCTATTGAAAAACTACCCGGTTTGTTGTTTAGCGTTGAAGAAATTCACAGTTTAGTTATGGTGAATGACGAATACAATACATTCAATTACAGATTATTAAAAAAGAAGTGTGAAGCGCTAGAAACCGAAAATGCAAAACTAAAAAATAGTATAAAAAAAATCACCAGCGATGTACTGGCGATTACGGGGGAATTTGTCAATTACTAGCATTATGAAAATTGTAGGTTTTGTATTGTTGTTAGGTACGCCCGGATCATTAGAGATTGACGTACTAACATTTTATGAAGCAATGTTACAAGGCCTATTAGGCATTACGCTGCTATATAGTGGCATCTATATTGATAAATTAAAAAAGGCCCAATAGTAACGGCAATTACTAAAGGGCGCAGATGCGAAAAATAAGTTTTAAAAGCATCTTAACCGCATAATATCATATGCGTGTTAGGGTGGCAAGGTGAAAAATGAACAAAGAAGAAATGCTTGCGTGTTTTGATAAGTTCGACTTAATCAAAGAAGCGCTAAAAAGTGTAGATGAAAACATTTATACGGCTATCACCTTTACGGTGAGTTCGTTCGATGATGGTTTTAAGTATCACGTATGCGCAATTAGAAATAATAAATACGTAAAATTTGCGTTTGAAGAATTTCCAGATACTTATTTAGCGAACGAAAAAACAATTAATGATTATAGAGAAGTGTTGGAAATGTTAGAAATGGAAACAATAAAATGAGCAGCATCTACGAACTAAATAAAGACTATGCGGAACTATCCGCAATGCTTGAAGCAGCAGAAACGCCGGAAGAAGTCGAAGCAATTCAAAACACATTGGAAATGCTTGACTTATCCATTGAAGAAAAAATAGAAAACACGGCAAAATACATGGTTAATGTTGAAGCCGATATTCAAGGTATCAAGGCCGAAATTGATAGATTGAACAAGGTAAAAAAATCAAAAGAAAGCACTATTGAAACCTTGAAAAATAACATTGAATACTCAATGAAACAAAAGGGCCTTGAAAAATTAGAGGTTGGAACATTTAAAGCTGGTTATAGAAAATCCGAAAGTGTGGAAATCCTTAACCTTGATATAATCCCAGCGGATTATACAAAGGTTGAGATTAAGGCCGATAAAACGGCCATTAAAAAAGCACTTAAAGCTGGTGAAACAGTAGAGGGTGCAGAAATTAAAGTTAATCAAAATTTCTACATTAAATAGGCGGTAAAATATGGAATTTAGAACATTAAAAGCGAATGAAATTGATTGCCGTATTCAATCACTAAACGAAAAGAACGGCAACGTAGGCGCCGTAGTGCTGCTATATAAAGATGCGCGCGTTGATATGCGCCTACTTGATGAAGTAGTAGGGGCAATGAATTGGAAGCGTGAACATACGATCATAGGCGATAGATTATATTGCACAGTTTCGATTTATAACGAACATACCGGCGAATGGGTTGGTAAATCCGATGTAGGGACTGAAAGCAATACAGAAAAGGAAAAGGGGCAAGCATCTGATAGTTTCAAGCGTGCATGCTTTAACTGGGGCATCGGTAGGGAATTATATTCCGCGCCATTTACCTATATAAACCTACAAAGCGGCGAATGGTACAAAGGCAAGGACGGAAAACCTAAATCATACGCAAAATTTACAGTTAAAGAAATTGAATATGACGAAAATCGAAATATTAGCAAGTTAATCATTGTTGATAACAAAGGAAGCATGCGTTTTACAATGGGCGGCAATGCAGCACCAGCGGCAGCAACTAAACCAAAAGAAACGCACGTTGCTGGTTATGAAGAATTTTGTAAACTTGCGCAAGATAACAACGTACCGCCGGCAGAAATCACCAAATACATTGCAACGGAATTTAAAAAACCACGCCTTGCGATGTTAGATGCCTTTGAAGTGGTGGCCGCCCTTGATTGGTTAAAGAAATTCATTGAACAACAAGGCACCAAATAATGAAATGGGTAACAAAAGGCATTAACTTAATTAAATCTATAGGCTGGAACGTATTAATTCCGGCCCCTATAGATGAAATGTTGAGTAAGTTAGATCCTAACGTTGAGTATATCGTCGAAATCAAACGAAAGGTAAAGCGGCGTTCATTAAATGCCAATGCATACGCATGGGTTCTATGTGAAAAGATAGCACATGAACTTTCAAAGAACGCCTATATTTCAAAAAATGACGTGTATAAGCGTGTTATTCAAGAAGCTGGTACATTTACCTATCTACCAATTAAAAACGATGCTACAGGGCGATTTATTGAAATTTGGCACGGCCACGGGTTAGGTTGGCACGCAGAAGATGCCGGCCCAGCTAAAACGGAAGGTTATACAATCGTTCGCGCCTATCATGGCAGCAGCGTTTATACAGTCGATGAAATGCGGCGTTTGATTGATGCATTAGTTGATGAGTGCAGCCAGTTAAACATACCGATTGAAGATAACGATTACATCAATTCACTTGTAAGGGAATGGGGCAATGAACAAACGAAAGAAACAGGATAATGTATTGTACGCCCGTACTAGAAAATGGGCGTACGAAAGAGATGAGGGCCTATGCGTTCTATGTGGCGCAATGGCAACCGAAGTACATCATATAGAGTTTAGATCACATGGCGGTTTATCAAATTTAAGCAATCTGGCTTGTCTTTGTAGAGATTGCCATACAAAAGCACATGGCAGCGATGCCAAACAAATACGGGAGATTTTAAAAGAACGAAATAAGGGGGTTACATGGCAGAACGAAGAATGATGTCAAAATCAATTATCAAGTCCGATACATTCCTAGACATGCCAGCAACTACACAAAATTTATACTTTCACATGCTGCTTGATGCGGACGATGACGGATTTATCAACGCCCCAAAGTCAATTATGCGAATGATTGGCGCTAAAGAAGATGATATGAAGGTGTTAGTTGCAAAACAGTTTGTTATACCGTTTGAAAGTGGCGTTGTAGTTATCAAAGATTGGAAAATTCATAACTATATTCAGAATGATAGGTACAAGCCAAGCACCTTGCCGGAACGCAATTTACTTAACATTCAAAAGGATAAAACGTATACGTTAAAAGATGATGTATCCAGTATGGATACAAAATGTATACAAACTGTATCCATAGGTAAGGATAGGATAGGTAAGGATAGAATAGGTAAGGATAGGATAGGTAAGGTTAGTATAGATACATTATGTCATGTTTCACATGACGATGTGGATAAATCTCACTATGAAATCATCGAATATCTTAATTTAAAAACCGGTTCAAAATTCAAACCAACAACAAAGCCATATATTCAAGCAATACGATCACGCTTGAAAGAAGGTTATACGGTTGACGATTTTAAAACGGTGATTGATAAAAAATGCCGTGAATGGAAAGGTACAAAACTAGAAAAGTACTTAACGCCTAAAACGTTGTTTGCACCGAGCCACTTTGATACATATCTCAATTCAAACGAAATGGCAGCCATGACGGATACAGAAAAGAAGGTTGCAGAATTAAACGCACTTATTGATGCGGTAGAAAGGGGAACAGATGAAACCGGAAGTATTGAAAGCTACGGGCCAACTATTGATATATGACAAATTCGATAGTGCAAAAGTTAAAATGTACGCTTATATGTTGCAAGATATAAACCCGGTTACATTGGCCGAAGCCATTAAGCAATGCATCAATACGTGCGAATTCGTTCCAGCCGTTGCAACCATTCGCAAGAAAGCGGCGGAAATTTCCGGATATGTAAACGGAAAAAAGGAGCGATTAATAGCGCAAGATGCATGGGAAGTAGTCAGAAAGAAAGCAAGCCAAGTAGGGTATGAAAAAGGCCTTGACGAACTAGACGGCATAACAAGGCTTGCCGCTAAAACTGTATGGCGTTTCTTCGACCCAAGAAATTCCCAAAGCTATAACGAAAGCGCAGCTATGAGCCAATTCTGTAAGGCATACGAACAACTGGCAGCACGTGAACAAAGAAATATGGAAATTGCGGAAAGTATTAAAAGTAACGGACTATTAATGGAAGCGCGTAAGCGTGCAGAACTTAACATGCCACGAAATACAGAAATTAAGATGCTAGATAACGGCCATTTGATTGAAGTTGAAAAGTACGAGCCTGTAGACCTTAAAAGCATGGTTGAAAAGGCGGATATTTCAAAAGAAGGGAAAGCGTTAATTATGGGGGTGCTGGAATGAATGAAAAATATAATGTGTTTCCTAAGTTAATCGAATGTAGAAAGTTACTAGGATATACACAAAAAGATATGGCTGTAATGGTTGGCGTAGGACGTGAAACCTATAAGAAACACGAACGAGGAGAATTTGATTTCAGATTAACGGAAATGTTAGCTATTAAAAAGTTTATCAACGATAAATTACAAACAAATTTTTCGCTAGATGAATTGTTTACACCGCAAAAAACCGTTTAAATGCGTTGTATGGAAGTTTTAAGCCGTCAATGATAAATCATAAGGGCGGAATAGTAAAAGGGGCAAATTGAGCAAATTTACCCTATAGAATTAGAAAATAGAAAGGGAATTATATGAATAGTGTTCAGTTATTAGGAAATCTTGCACGTGATCCGGAAGTGCGTTATACGAAATCTGGCCGAGCGGTTGCCACTTTCACAGTTGCAGCTAGTAATACATACATTGATAGCGCTACAAACGAAACGAAAGAGCAAACGGCGTTTGTAAATTGCGTTGCATGGGGCAAGTTGGGCGAAGCGGTAGGCAACTACCGAAAAGGAAACCGCCTATTTGTAGAGGGCAGAATTCAAACAAGAAGCTATGAAACGCAAGACGGCCAAAAACGGTACGTTACGGAAGTAATTGCAAGTTTTGTAGGCGTATCCGCTTTAAATGATGCGGAAGCTGGTAGCAATTTCGATAGTTTCGCAGATAATAAGAACGATGAAAACGTTCCGTTCTAATAGGAGGTTAAAATGCTAGTAAAAAACGAGAATGAATGGTGTTGGTGTATTGATGAGTATGTAGGGTATCCGCATAAAAGCATTGAAGATGCGATTAAGGACTTTAAGGATACTTATCCAGCCGACGAAGTACCAAAAATTAGAGTTGGAAACCCATATTATTATGTTCCTACTGTTGATGCAGAACGTGTTATTGAAAATATTGTGGATTATGATCTTGATGATGAAATTGCGGAATGGTCGGAAGATTATCTTTTAGAGGTAAAACAAGAACATATAGACGAATTACAAAACGAATTAACCGATGTATTTCGCAAATGGGAAAACCGCCACGGGTACAATAATACATCTTTTGTGGTGCTTGAAACTATAAACCCGTTTGAATAGGTGCGCTATGAAATCACCATGTAAGGGTTGTGAGTATATGGTGTTAGGCTGCCATAGTACATGCGCAGCCTACATCAAATACAGTAGCAACAGAAAAAAAGAAATAGAAAGCCGTGATATCCGGGGTGATGTGTTTGGGTATGTAAAAGATAGTAATAACCGCATCAAACGGCGTATGGGTAAATGTTAGGGAGGTAAAAATGACGTATATAGAAAACTGGCTTGCGCTAGGTTCTTGCATATACAGTAGGAAAACCGCAGATGCAGCATTGGCCGCGCTAGGGTTAAGGAAAGAAATAAAATGAAAACCGGTATATCTTGAAAGGTGTAAGCGATGAAACAAGCATTAATAAAAGGCACTAAAAGCGATGAATGGTATACGCCTATAGAAACCGTTAAAACAATGCTTAATGTATTCCCGCCAAAGGCTGGCGATAAAATTTTATTGCCGTTCGATACAGATAAAAGCAATTTTACAAAAATTGTTACACGCGATTATGATCCGTTAGCTATATACGGCATCAATGATTTTTTAACTAAAAATTATGAATTTGATTACTTAATCACTAACCCGCCGTATAGTAACAAAGATGAAATTATAGCGCGGTGTATTGAAACGGGGCGCCCGTGTACACTGGTACTGCCTATAGATGCACTGGGGGGGGTACAAAGGCATAAATTATTTAGCAAGACAAATATAAGCGTATACGTACCAACTAAGCGCATTAAATTTATAAGTGAAACGGGCGAGCATACAAAATCGCCAGCACATCATAGCATTATCATGCTAATAAATGCGCCTAAAAATGAAATTATCTATGAATATCAAAGGGGAATTAATAAATGAGTGTAAAGGTAGATATGGGGAACGGTAGAGTTTTCACATGTGAGCAACTAGCCAGCGCATTAACGTTGGTTATTGAAAACATGATTTTAAAACCAAAAGTAACGCAAGATAGATTTTTAGTTACGCTTGAATACAAATATCATAAGGACGGCAAAACGAAACGATTACGGCAAGCGCTTTCTAAAGCAATGATGAAAGCATTTGACGGAACGGTTGAAGCGTACATTTACAACGTGCGGCAATATATAAAGACAATTATTGTAAAAGGGGAATTATACGATGAAGAATGAGCAAAAATGGTTATTACAAGAAATGTATAACGAAGGTTATCGAGATATTAAGATTGAAGGCGTTTACGCGTTTTTCGTAAATCCTACATTTATTGAAAACGGCGGGAATTTTAAGATACGCGATCATACCCCAAGAATTCCATGCAAGATGCTGGGATTAAATCCTAATACCCGTAAATATTCTATTGCGTCGCTATTGGGTATTGTGGAATGGGAAAATTTACCGGTTGATACACCGATTTATATAGAAACACCGTACGGGCAATTAAGGCGATATTTTGCCGATTATAAAGAAGAAAGGGTTTTCTTTTTTAGCGACGGGAAAACAAGTTGGAGCGCTGGGCCGCTGGGAATAATTGATAATGTTAAACCGTGTAAAGTGAGGTTGGCAGAAAATGAGCGTGATTGATATTACATTAAAGGGGCGCCCAGCAACCAAAAAGAATAGCGGACGGATTATATCCAGAAATGGAAAACCTATCATAATACCGTCAGAAGCCTACAAGAATTATGAAGATGCTTGCATGTGGCAACTGGCTGGAAAGAAATTGCATATATCTGGCATTGTGGTTGTTGAATGTAAATATTACTTGCCAAATAAAAGGAGCTGGCCGGACTTAATCGGACTTTTACAGGCAACCAGCGACATACTGACAAAAGCAAAAGTGATAGATGATGATAAATGGATATGTTCATATGGTAATAGCTGCATAGCCGGTATTGATAAAGATAACCCAAGGGCAGAAATAAGAATTATGGATAGAAAAAATAAAGTATTGGAAGCGTTATTGAAATGAGGGGCAATAAATGGAACTACTAAACAGGATTAAACGCATATTTGGATATAAACGATATAATGCGGACGTTATCAAGGTTAAACGATGCATGCCGGGCGTATTATTGCCAAAAGTTGGCAGCGTAGATGCTGCTGGCATGGATTTTTATCAACCAGAAGGCGTAGTTATAGAACCGCATCAAACGCAATATGTAACGCTGGGGTTAGCGGTAGAAATTCCAAAGGGGTATATGTTGATGCTGGCGCCACGATCTAGCATGAGTAAAACGCCGTTAATTATTCCGAATTCATTCGGGGTGATTGATGCGGACTATAGGGGCGAAATAAAAGCAATACTACACAATACAAGCGATGATGCATATTTGATACAAAAGGGCGATAGATTAGTACAGGGTATTCTTGTACCAGTAGGCGCATTAAAGTTGTTAGAGGTCAATTTCTTAACAGAAACGGCGCGCGGTGCTGGTGGTATTGGCAGTACAGGGAAATAAACCATGATTAAATTTCTATTTGATGCTGCATTGGTCTTTTCGTTGGTTGTAGCATTGTTTAAGTTAGTATCGCTATTTGCGATGTAGTGGATAAGGGGCAATATAAACGCCCCTTTGATACAAATAGGCGAAAGGGGAAATGTGTATGCCTATTATTAACCCGATGTATTTGTATTTGATTGAGGTACTGCATAATTTAGACGTGATAAATAACCTTATTTTTATTACGCTGGCGTTCATAACGCTTGTTACTGGCGTTATGTATATTATTGATGATTGCGCACGGGAAACGCTAAGCCAACACAAAGGCAAAATGATTGCATTATTTGTGGCGTTTGTAATTAGCAGTATGATCGTGGTATTAGTTCCAACAAAAGATACCATGTATAAAATGCTAATTGCTAGCTATGTAACAACTGATAATATCCAAATCGTAAACGAAGCCATTAAAACCAACTTACAAGACTATTTGAATATGTTAGAGAAAACAGTTAAGAACATGAGATAATGAACCATACGGGGGAAATATGACGGATAAAGATTACAGGGAATTAGCAAAAGAATATTTAGAACCTATTAAACTGATCACAATGAAAATCAATTCTCTAAAGGAGGATTTAAAACATTTACAATCAGATATTACAACCATAGGCGCCGTGGACTATTCAAAAGAACGCCTAACAGGTGGCGGAACACCGGGCGGACTGGAACAACAGATTATCAGATTAGAAAGCAAGCGCGATGCCGTACACAAAGAAATAGGTGCATTGATTGATGAGCGGGAAACCGCAGCGGATATCATCAACACATGCACCACAGGGAAAGCAAATATTTTATTGTTACGCGAATATATCGACGGCAAAAGCGCGAAGTATGCGCGGTATTTTACAGATTTAGAAAAGTCGCAAGCAGCAGAATTAAAAACGGCTGGGCTTGTACAAGTTGGTTACTACCTACACCATACATATTATGCGTGCATGCATACGGCTAAATCGGTATAAGACGGACTAAATCAGACTATATCGGAAACAGGCGGAAACGCCATATATAGTATAATTATATTGTCATATGATGCTTAAAAGCCGTTGACGTTAATTCTCCTATTAGATGATGCAACACATGGGGAACTTTGGGCCGTTCCCCTTGCGTGTTGTATACAGTACCGGCGCCAAAAATTCCTTTCAACGAACACATGCCATACAATCCTTGTTAAATATGTACTTCCTAATTTCAAACTACTTGTACGATTTCATAGATTGCCGGTATTGTATAGAACATACAAACGAATTGAATAAAAATATCAGAATATGAGGTATATCCACGGCGATATATCTCATTTTTTGTATAAAGGCAACATTTAATAATTGAAAACTGAACATAATGCACATTTTTTATTTTAAGAGATATCACCTTCATAGTTTCTAATGATCTTTTAGTGCGGCGTGTTCGGTTTTGAGTAATTAAAAAAGCCGCTATTTTCTAGCGGCTAACATTTGGCGTATTTTGTTATTCATTTCTTTTTGATATTCGTCTACAGTATCGAATATTGTTTCGCGTAGATTAAATGCGGCGAACGCATCATATATCGAATTAGTACGGTGGCGAAGCAATTCGCATTTCTCAGCTATATAACGAAGCATCATAACAATGTTGCTTAAATCGTCATAACCTAGTGTTTGAATTATACCGTCGTTATTGTGTTTAATTCCGGTATATGCTGCTTGTAATGTTTCGATACTGTTTAATTCGTTGTATCTGATCGCGTTTTTAATTTCTTGAATAGTCATTTGCATTGTTAGTTCTCCTTTTCGTTTAATTGCGTTTTGTGATGTATCTTATGGCTTTATTATACTTGCGTTTTCGCAAGTAGTCAATAGGGAAATTAAAAATTTTTCAAAAAGTTTGTGAAGGTAGTGAAAAGCTAGTGAATATCATATGTACAAAATCAAAATGTCTTAACAATAAGAAAGGCCAATGCACGGCCAATGAAATATACTATAACGGTTTATGTCAAACATATTGCACTAGCCAACACGCAGCCAAACAAGTTGCCGGTATATGCACGCGATCACATGGGCGCATGAAAGCAAAAGACAATAACATTCTAAAATAAGGGGGTGAAACAATGGCGGATAGAAAAACATATACAAAAACAACCTACACAGATTGGGAAGCAGAAGAAAAGATATTGCTTATTGAAGGTTGGGCGCGTAATGGCTTAACAAATGAACAGATAGCCGAAAACATGCAAATATCAGTTGTTACCCTTTGGGAATGGCGTAAGAAGTCAACTAAAATTTCTAATGCCCTAAAAATAGGGAAAGAAGAAGCGGACTTGAACGTTGAAAATGCACTTTATAAAGAAGCGTTAAAGGGGAACACTACCGCAATTATATTCTGGCTTAAAAATCGCAAATCTAAAGACTGGCGCGATAAGATACAACAGGAAATCACAACAGAAAGCGCCGTTAAGTTGGTTATTGATAATAACGAATTGAGTGATACAGATGAGTAAAACAAATCTGTTTCGCGATGTAATACGGCCAACGCCTAAGCAAAAGGAATTTTTGAGGGCAGTAAAGCAAAATATATATACACTATATGGTGGCGCTGCTGGTGGTGGTAAATCGTATATACTCCGTTGGGGTTTAATATGGCTTTTAATTGACTGGTTTATTCAAACAGGAATTAAAGGCATACGCGTTGGGTTATTTTGTGAAGATTACCCGAGTTTAGATGATCGTCAAATATCTAAAATCAAAATGGAGTTTCCGGAATGGCTAGGAAGCTATAAAGAAAGTAATCATGAATTCACATTGAATGATGAATTGGGCGGCGGCGTTATCTGTTTTCGTAACTTAGACAAGCCAAGTAAGTATTTATCTAGTGAATTCGCTGCTATTGCTATTGATGAGTTAACCTTAAATAGCCGCGATGTGTTTGATTTCTTACGTATGCGGCTCCGCTGGACTGGTATAAGTGATACTAAATTAATAGCAGCAACTAACCCGGGCGGTAAAGGTCATATGTGGGTTAAAGACCTATTCATAGATAGAAACTTTACAAAAGAGATGCAGCCGTTCGCCGATAAGATTGCATATATCCAAGCAAGGGCAAGCGATAACCCTCATTTGTCTAAGTCTTATATAGATGCACTTAATACGTTACCGGAAAAGCTAAGAAAAGCATACCTTGAAGGCGACTGGAACATATTTGAAGGTCAAGTATTTACAGAATTCCGCACCGATAAGCATGTAATAGCACCGTTTGAAATACCGCATCATTGGCAACGATACCGGGCAATGGACTGGGGTTATACGAAACCATATGCAGTTTATTCCGCCGCCGTTGATTATGACGACGTTTTATATATTACTGGTGAGTTTTACGGTTGCAAGCCGGGCATGCCGGATACTGGCACACAGGAAACGGCAAGGGAAGTAGCACAAAAGATAGAACACTTAAAAGACTATCAAGGCGTGGCAGACCCCGCTATATGGCAACGAACAGGCCATGACGGCCCAACGATTGCGGAAATATTCGCAACTGAGGGCGTGTACTGGGTGCGTGCTGATAACGATAGATTGGCCGGATTGATGCAAGTACATCAACGATTAAAAGAAGGTAAGTTGAAGATATTCAGTAATTGCGTACACTTAATACGCACGTTACCGGCTTTAACGTATGACAAAATCAAAGTCGAAGATGTAGATACAAAGCAAGAAGATCATGCGTATGATGCGGTGCGTTATATGTGTATGGCACGGCCTGTTAAATCAGTTAAACCAGATAAGCCGTTTAATGACGGCTATAAATATGTTGATGATAGCGAAGGAGATATAAGCGCATGGGGCGTATGAGTGAAAGGGCGTTGCGTGATTACGCCTTTAAGGTTCTTAAATCGGAATATGGCGAACGCGAAGAAAAAGGCGTTATTATTCCGGCTAAATATACAGATGCACAACTGGCGGAATTTGCTAAAGCAATGCCGCAATGGCAATTAGAACAAATGTACGATATGATTTACGGTTCTGAAATGGTGGAATAATGGATATAGAACAAACAACATTTGATATATACGAAGCAAAACAAAATGTAAAAAATGCATTGGCCGCCACGTCAGAATGGCGCAAGGCTGCTGCCGAAGATTTTGCATTTATGCAAGGTAAGCAATGGCAAGACGGCGATTTAAAGAACATGCGCGAAGCTGGACGGCCAGCAATTACGATTAATAGAATTAGACCGGTTATTAATCTGTTATGCGGTTATGCATCACAGAATGAAACTGAACCGGACTTTTTACCACGTTCCGAAGAAGATGATAGAATAAGCCGCGTTGCGAAAGGTATTACAAAATACTGTTTAGACCGTGCGAACTATCAACGCAATAAGGGCAAATGTTTCCGCGATAAGATTATTTGTGGTTTAGCCAATTACTGGGTATCGTATGAATTCGACTATACGAAGCTAGACGGTACTATTCAAATTGAACGTGTTTCTCCGTTTGATGCTTTCATAGATCCGGAATGTAAGAAGGACGATTTAAGCGATGCGCAATACGTTGGCCGTTATAGCTGGGAAGGTGCTGCCAAGTTAAAGCAGATTTATCCGGAAAAGGCTGACGAAATCAATTCTTTAAAAAGTCGATATGACGAAACCGAACAGGAAGCCGGCGTGATTGAAACGGTAGACGGCGAAGCGTTATGGTATAACACGAATTACAATAAAATCCGTGTAGTGCAGTACTGGTATAAAGAATACGGCAAAAAGAACGTATACATGACAAAAGAGGGTTTAATTGATGAAGCTAACCCGTTATTCGTTGTATTAATGGCTACAGGCAAAAAGCCGACAAGTATTCCAGATACTAAAATCAGATACGCAACGTTCGCCGATAGTGTTCTATTGGAAGAAGGCGAAAGTCCTTATAAGCATGGTAAATTTCCGTTAGTACGTGAATATTGTTACTATACCGGCGAATTGGTAGATGATGAACTGGAACCGGCTGGCGTAGTGCGTGATATTAAAGATGCGCAACGTGAATTAAACAAAAACCGTAGCCAACGCATGCACGTTGTAAATCAACAATCATTAGGCGTGAAATTCTGGCAAGGTCAATTCACGGAACAATTAAAGAAAACTATCAAGAATGATAGTACAAAACCGGGCGCAAATATATTCCTACCGCCGGGCGTTTCCTTTGTAGACGGTACGCCGGCAATGGATAGCGGCATTAATATGAGCCTTGAACAACAATCCAGTAATGACTTTTATGCTATTTCTGGTATTACTCCGGAAAGCCTATCCGGTAGCGTAGGCGCTATGAGTGGCAAGGCAATCGACTTGCGGCAATCTGTAACGACTGTTCAAACGGCTGGCATCTTTGAGCAATCAAAAGAAGCAGAACGCCAAATTGTCAAATTATTATGGGGTGAGAAAAACGCACCGGGCTTAATTCCGCAATTCTACAACGAAGCCAAAGCAATGCGCATTATGGGCGACGACGGGCAAAAGGAATTTGTTCAGATTGCACCGGGTTTAAATCAACCTATGCAAGAACAAGTTTTAACCGATGCATTTGGGCAACCACAACGCGATGCGGGCGGTAATCCTATTAAGCAAGTACTGTATGATCTATCCGCCTTTGATTTTGATATTGTAATCACTACAAGCCAAGCAAGCGCAACGGCAAGACGCGCTAACCTTTACCAATTATTGGAAGCTAAGAAATCCGGCGTTGAAATTCCTATGGATATTATCCTTGATTTCATGGATTTCCCAGAAAAAGAAACGGTTAAGAAACGCATGCAAGAAGCGGCAGAAAAACCAGCGTTACCAGAATTGCGCGTAAGTGGTTCACTTGATGATATGCCAGCGGAAGCATTGAGTATGTACCTACAAACGCTGGGCGTACAGATTTCACCGCAGCAAATCATGGCGGAACGGTTAGCCTTGAAAGGTAAATAACCAAACATTCCAAATGCACCACAAATTATGCCGCCTATGAACGATTTAGGCACTATGTAATATAAAGTATCAACACAATAATAAACGCTCCGTAATGGGGCGTTTTTTATATTTCGCCCTAAGTAACGGCGTTAAAAGGCTTGCTTATACATTATCGCCCGGCAACGGCGTTAAACTGCCATATTTCTTTATTCGTCCGGCAATGACGTTAAAAGGCGTTAAGGAGTATTAGATATGGAAAAAGATTTAGTTAATATCGAAGATGCTGGTTTCGCTCCGGAAGATTTAGAAAACGCGGGCGTGAACGTTGATGATCATACCGAAGAAACGGATACACTAGAAGCGGCAACAGATGAACCCTCTACAGATGATGCGACGGAAAGTGATGCGAATGATGCGGAAGTAGATGCAGCGGCGCCGAACACTAATGAAGAAGAACCGGAACACGAAGAAAACCATACAAACGATAACAATCTAAAAGCGGCACTTGCACAGGAACGCGCAAGACGTAAAGCTGCCGAGGAACGCGCAAGACAATTTGAAGCGCAACAAAGGCCAATTACATTGCCAGATAATGAAGTATCTGATATTCGGGACTTTGTACGCCGTGAAGCATTGAAACGCTTTAATTTAACGGCGGAAGATTTAGAAAGTCTTATGTTTGAAGATGTGAACAAATACAACGATTTCATTCGTTTTGAAGCTAACGCAGAATACACGATCACAAATCAACAGTTAGCAGTACATCAACAAAGACAAACAAATCTAAATTTCGTAAATGAAATTAAATCATTACCAAATTTCGGGGAACTATATCAACGCGGATTAGAAAAGCTAAACGGCATGACAATGCGCGATGCACAACCTATCAATGATGCGTTCTACCGCGTGGATATTGGAGAAGGTACCGATGCCGATTTTGAAACAATTAGGAAGTTTGTGAATGAACTGCAAAATGAACGGGCAACGAATACCGACGTTACAAATAACCCGTTACAAGTGGCCGCAACGTTGCCAAAGGCTGGCGCGTTAAACGGTGGCGTTCCTACACCTAACAAGGTAAGCGAAGAAGATATTTTGAAAGCGTATCAAACAGGCAACCTTGATGCATTGCCGGACGATGTACGCAAGTATTTTGACGAATTATAAGAGGTAAAATATGGCAGACCAAAGAAACCAAGTTAATATCCCAGCAAATTTAGTACCTAAAGTATGGGCTAAAAAAGTATGGCATGAAGGCGTAAAAGATAGTTATTTTGATAAATTTATTGCAATGGACGGTTCCAATGTAGTACATCAAAACAAAGATTTAGAAAACGTAAAAGGCGATAGCGTAGTATTCGGCTTAATGATGAATTTAAACGGGCCGGGCGTTGAAGGCAATCAAAAATTATCTGGCGCCGAAGATACATTGAACATTTACGACTTTACGGTACAAACTAAATTAATCCGTAATGCGGTATCTCGTTATGAAGCGGACGACCAAAAAACACAATATAATATGTTGAAAGAAATTAAAGGCGCATTGACACAATGGCTTGCTGATTGGTTGGATAATAAATTAATGAGTGAATTATGTTCAACTCCTTCCTCTTCTAAAGAAGCGGTAGCTGCAAGTGCTGCCGGTACATATTCCAGCATTACGGCAAATGATAAATTAACAACAACACTCATTTCCCGTGCTAAACGCAAAGCAATGATGCACGCGCCAAAAGTACAACCAATTAAAGTTGACGGCATGGATAAATACATCATGCTTGTTCATCCATGGGCGGCACGTGATTTGAAAGATGATCCAAAGTGGTTGGCAGCGCAACAAAACGCAAATGTTCGCGGTTCTAAAAACCCTATCTTTACAGGCGCGTTAGGCGAATACGACGGCGTTATTCTTTATGAATACGAACGCGTATTATGCGATAACACAGGCGCATCTAGTGCGAATGTATGTCATAACATGTTGTTAGGTAGACAAGCAGCATGTTTCGCAGTAGCAAGACCAGCTAAACACATTGAACAAACAGACGACTACGGCAACATTGCTGGTAATGGTATCGCGTTCTATGGTGAAGTTAAAAAAACAAAATTCAATAATAAAGACTACGGCTCTATTCAATTATTAACTGGTGGCGTTGTAGAAAGCTAATTTTTGAATTATGGGCGGGGTAATACCCGCCTTTATTCTTATATGGGGTGAATATGAACGTAAAACAAGTTATCAATAGGGCGTTCATGCAAATAGGCGATACACCACAGGAACAATATACTCCGTACCATTTGTTAGAGTATTACAACGAAGGCAATCACCTATTAAATGCCCTTATCGGTCAGTACTGCCCTAGTTTGGCACAGGCAACGCACGAAGATAACGGTACCGGACGGATTACGCTACCCGGTCAATGTATCAGCGTGTTAAATGTAAAAGCCGATGATGTGGACGTACAGGCCTATCATGTATTGAATTTACAAACGATAGTATTTGATGCTGATCATGAGCAGAAAATAACCGTTGATTATATAATGACTGCTGGCTATAAGAAGCTGGAAGATGAAAGCGGCTTGCCGGCAGAATTAGAGACGTTATTAGTTGATTACATCGTATATAGGGTTATGAACCTTGATATTTCCGGCGTAACGGCGAATATGGTTAATGCGTTGCAATCCATTAATGAAGGTTTGGGGAATAATGAAAGCGTAATAGCGGAAGGGTACTGGAATTATGGTAGTAAGCGAATTGATTACGCTGGTTAATGTAGAGTCTAACGAAATATTAGATGAACAGTTGGAATATATCCAATACATTAACGCAGCTATTGACTGGCTAACTACTATTCTAGTTAGCATCAAGGATAGGGAAGTAGTTAAGAATACAGATATACCTAACCTAAAAGGCGTACCGTCCGACTTTATGGGGTTCGTTCCTAAGAGTGGTTATCCTATCCGCATCATTAACGGAACCTTTGAAACCTATGACGGGGAAACGGTTAAAGAAGTATTTTATAGCGTACGGAAAAATCACGTTGACGATTTAGACGACCCTATTCCGTTTTCTGAATTCTTTCATCAATATTTAGTGCAGCTTATATCTTTCATGGTTAAGAAAAAATCACTTATGACTGATTATGCTGCTTATGATAAACAATTCATTGACTACATAACGGAACAGATTAAGGCGGCAAGAGGTATAGCATAATGGGCGTTAAACAGGTGGCAACTACAAACGGGTTCCGGCTGGGCCTTGATTGGAGCAACCCGCCGGAGAATATCGACGTGCAAGCGCTAACACAGGCGCAACAATGCGAATTCGATAGAACAGACAACGCACTCCGTACCGTTCCGGGTATTCGTATATTGTATGATTTTGGACTACCAATAGAAACGCTATATCATGATGTGTACCGTAATAAGTGGTACTTTTCTAGTGGCCGAAATTTGTATGAAACCGATTTCAGTACTAATAAACTATTAGGCACATTAAATGGTACCGAACGGCCAAAATATCATGCGTTTGGCGGTGATATTCTCATAGCCAGCGGCGATAAATTGCAAGCCATTTCCGGTGCTGGTAAGTTATCCACTATTGAAAGTCCGGCATGTGATATAGTATCAAGTCATTCCGGGCGCGTGCTGATTGCATCGACTAATTCGCATAGGTTGAATTGGTCGGCAGTTGGCGACTACAACGCATGGAACCATAACAGCAACGATGCATCTAGTGCGCAATATGTAGATGTTGGATATAAAGACCAAGGCAGCATCATTGCAGTTGATTTCTTATCACGTGCAATTATCGTATACAAAGAATACGGGCGCGTGTATCAAGTAATTGGTACGCCAGATGCACAGAATTTAACTGTGTATCCGTTATCCTCTACCGGCTATTGTAGCGGTGCTACGGTAAGCGTTGATGATCGTAGCTATTATTTAGGCGAACAAGGCTTCATGTCTTTCATGCCTACAAATACCTATGCAGAAATACAACCGTTTGAAACTGGGTTGAATATCAATTCATATCTATTGAAGTATATAACGAAAGATTGCGAAGTATGGTACATATCCAGCCGTAAACAAATCTGGATTAAACCATATAATGGCGAAACGGTATTTATATATCACTACTTGCCACGGTATGAGGACGGAAGGGGCGTTTTCACATCAAGAAAATTCACGCATAGCATTAATGCGGCTGTGAATGTGGATAAAGAAGTATACATAGCATACGGCAATAAGATTGGTATTCTTGATGAAACGATAGATACAGATGATGCGGTACAAATTCAAACGTCAATTATCAGCGGCAACAGATTGGCAACACGTCAATTTGTGTTGATCATGAACTACAATTTCGTAACGCATAATCTTATTCCGGGGCATGGTACCGTTGGCATATCTAATAAGAAACCTAAGCCTATTAACTTTTCAAGTAAAGCAACCAAAACATACTATGCGAATGAAAAGCTATATACGGCCAAAGAATTAATGAATGTTAATGAGTACACAAAGGCTTATAAAATTGGCGGCGGTGCAAATCGTAATGTACAATTCAAAATCAATGTTCAAAAGGGCGCTATTTCGTTACGCCAGTTAGATTATACGTATGAAGAGGTTTAATAATGGCATATAAAGAAAAATACCCTTTGGATATAACGCCACAGGGCGACACAGTACAAGACAGTATTAAGAAAAATCGCGATGAATTGTTAAACGTTGCGCAACAAATGGAATTAAAAGCCAGCGGCGGCGGTGGTGGTACCGGTGGCGGCGGTGCTAGTGGTGGCCTACGTAATAGGTTGTTAAGTGGTAAAGTAAGTAATGGGGAATTCTCATTCTTAACCGGTGATAACCTAAGCGTAATGATTGACGGCAGCCAAACGCCTGTATTGTTATCATTCGCCGATGGTTTCAACGATTACGGCGCGGTTGATTATATCCAAACGATTAACCGTAAGCAAAGCGCATGGAGTTTACCGGCTAATAATACGTCATATCTTTATATTGAGCGTTCAGCATCTGGCGGCCTAACCTATGGCAGTACAATGCTTGAACCAATGCGCCAGCCAAATGCACCAGCAGCGGCAACGGATAAAATGTACTACAATACTACAAACGAAAAAATGTATGTGTATACTGGCACGTATTGGAAAGAAATATTGCGCGTAGTGGTAGCGATTGCCGTTACAGATGCAACGCGTGTAAAGTCAATCAAGTATTATGATCCAAACGTAAACACCGCAACAGATGCCGTAATTGGTACGCGTACGGTTGACGGTAAAGCATATGCGTTAACAGATATTCTTAATCAAATGGCGGAAGCTATTAAAAAGATTGCTGGCGATGCTAATTTCACAAATAACCCAAGCCGAACATTAGAAACGGTAATGGATACCGTTAACGGTTTAGGAAGTGCGTATTACAAAAAGACTGATACAGTCGCGGAAGCAACGCATGCAGCACGTGCGGACGTAGCAACACGCGCAACAACGGCAGATAGTGCTACAAATGCTACAAATGCTACAAATTGCGTGCGTAAAACTGGCGACACTATGACGGGTACGTTAAAGGTTCCGGGCCTTTCTAATGACCCAATCGATTTAGATTATCTTGCTAACAATAAGGCTGGTTATAGCGGTTTCACATTCGGTGAATTAAATAACTACCGTATATGGGGTACTGCATATTGGGGTATTGGGGCCATGTTTCCGTGGAATACAAACCAAGACCGTATATTAGGTACTCAGCTTTATTTTGCCAACAGTAACGCTGCATTTATTCGTTTCGATACAAATACTAAAGGCATGAATGAATGGCAACGTATAGCAACGTTTGAAAATAACAATACATTGTTATTCCCTAATGGTGCAAGGTTGAAGGTGGAATAATATGCCTAATTTAGTACTAGAATATAACGGCCATACATACCGGTTTGGATTAACTACAGATGCAGCATTAACAAACGGCCAAAATATTAAGGTTCCATTTAATGGAAGCGAATTATACGCACGTATTGGAGACGATAACACGCCGTTAAAAGTTATTAAAAACGGGCGCACGTATTCTGTACAGTATAATCCGGCTGCATTTAATAATATTTATGTAGATAGGCCGGCTAGTGATCGTTCAGAATGGCGTAACACAGTATTTTTCCCAAGTGGAAATTATCGTATCACAATAGACGGAAGCACGCGCGATAGTCGAGAAATACGCATTAATGATAACAGAAACCTTGAAGTGATAATGTCTATTACCGGTCAAGGTTATAATAATCAACGCTTAAAATTGACTATTAGCGGGTATTATGACAGGCAATTACAAGCCGGAAGCAATCGCAATAGATTTAGCATAGAACGAATAGGGGACTAACGATGCAACTTGAAAGCCTTGAAAGCATGATTAAAGACTATGAACGGCGCACGGGTGAACGTGTTAGTCTTGAAGGGTTTTATTTCGATGAAAATAATAACTACAAAGACAAATACAATTACTATTTCAAATGGTTCCCTAATGCTGGGTTCTTATTCTGGACTATCAACGAACATGACGGCCAACGGTATTTTACTATCTGGCAGACATACGGCGATATGAAAGTAATAGGCAAGTACATCGTGGAAGTTATGAAGATGAATGATCTTGATGTAATTGTAACGGCAACACATCGAAGCGTGCGCGGTTTCATAAAAAAATGGAATATGGAGCGCGTTCCAAGTATGGACTATACCTATAATGGGTTTGATTACAAAGTGCTAAAGACGGTGCGAAAACACCTTGAAGCGACTTTGTAGAAAGGAAAAGCATGTTTAAATTTGACTTGCAATTATTCGGCGGTGGCGGTAAAAAGTCGAAGGTAAGCAGCATTGACGCTAAATTACCTACGGCAACGGCTGACGAAAAGCAACTATTACAAGGCCAAATGGATTGGATTAATAACACAAATCGAAGCGCCAACACCTTGCAAGGTATGGGCGATGCAGCTTTAAGTAATGTTATTACTCCGCAATATGGCAACATGTATAATGCTTATTTAGACAGTAACAAAGCTAACCAGAACGCAATAGGCGCGTTACAAAATCAAATCTCAACGGCTGGGGCTAAGAATTTGACGGATAACACGCGGTATGCAAATCAGTTAGCGGCAAGCGTTGATACAATGAACAACGGCGCAAGCCAATTAGCCAACGAATACAACGGCGCATTATTACAAAATCAAAATGCTATGGATAGCATCACAAACGGCCAACTACCTACAGGCTATGCAGATGCTAGACGGCAAGCGTTAAACAATGATTTACAGGCAACTGTAGGCAATGCAGTTTCTAGCCTAGCAAGTCGCGGCATTGTGAATTCATCTATTACAGATAATGCATTAAATGATATTAGCAAGAACGCATCTAATACACTTGCGGCACAATATTCAAATGATTTAGGCCAAGCGGCTGCACTCAATACGCAAGCGCTTAATAATAATTTAAGCGGTATCGGTGCCAAAATGGGCCTTTGGGGTAATACCTATAATAACCTACAAAACGGCATCATTAATCAAGCAAATCTAATGAACCAAGGTTATGCAAATCAAATGAATAATGCGGGTACTGCTGCCGGCCTAGTAGGTCAGCGCGAAGGGTTAGCGCAAAACCCTATTAACACAGGCGCAACAACACAAAGCGCGGCAATTCAACCGGCTAAGGATTACTACTCTATGAGCCAGTTAAATAACGCGGATCAAGAAGATTTACTTAACAGATTTATGTCATTACGCTATGGACTAGCACAACCAGCACAAACAATGGTTAAGCAAGGTTCCGGCGGTTTCTTTGGAGGACTTATGAAAGGTTTTTGTTTTGTAGCGGGTACTGAAATTGCAACACCAGAAGGTGGCAAGGTTATTGAAACGTTTGTAAATGGTGATACTGTTATCACGTTGGGTGCGGTTAATGATGTAATTGCATTGCATGATATGGGCGAAAAAGAAACACATCGCCTTGAAACTGTATCCTTTGGCGTAACAACCACAGGCACAGAAAAGGTATTGACTCCGGAAGGTTTAAAATTAGTTAGTGAATTGGTAGTTGGCGAAGTTATTATGACGGTTAATGCTTATGAACCGGTTACATTAAGCGAAGCAACTGGCAATACTGAACACGTATATGAATTGCAATGTACTGGTGATAATTTATTCTACGCTAACGGCATTATGGCCGAAGGTATCAACGAAGATGAATTGAAAGCTATTGCAGATGCAGCAGCAGAAGCGCCAGAAGAAGCACCGGAAGAAAAGCCAGCTAAAAAAACAACTAAAAAATCCAGCAAGAAAGATGAACCAGTAGAGGAAGCAACAGAAGAAGTAGAGAAAGTAGAGGAATAACACAATGGGCGTTATCTACGTTAAAGACTTTGAACCATGGGCGGCGTTGGGTGAATTAGCCGGTCAATATTTCTCTCACCGTTTAGGGGCATTACAAAATAACAAAATGGCTAAAGGCTATCAAGCAATGCTAGGCGGTGGCGGTGGTGCTGGCGGCGAACAAGACCCGAACACGCCGCAAATTGTGGATAATAATAACCGCATGGTTGGAATGGGTATGCAACAACCTAATAGCGCCGGTCAAATCAACCAGTTATTATCTAATTCCAATAACACATTTGCCAATAACTTGATGCAAAAGAATAATATCGGATTATGGGGCGGTCAAAATCCAGCCGCACCAGCACAACCGATGCAAGCTAACACAGATGCGCCAAGCAATCCGGTTACTGATCAGCGCTTTAACGCATACATGAATGAGCCAAGTCCTACGTTACAAAAGCAGTTGCAAGCACAGGCAGCGCAAGCACCACAAATGCCAGCAACGCCAGCACAACCGCAACAAAACACGGGGTTATGGAATTTTCAAAATCTAAATAATACTGGTATTAATACAGGGGTACCGCAAACATACCAAGAAATGATGCAACAAAAACAAAACGCACCTTTTCATGGGGCGCCCAATTCGGCCGTAAATGGTAACGCCGAAGCGGATAAAGCGCCGGGTCAATACTCTATACCAGATAAAGCAAGCGTAACAAGTGAAGCACGTAAACAACTAGGGGCCAATACGTTGGCCCTAGTTAAAGCCGGTTTTGATTTTAAAACGGCGCAAGGCCTAGCCAGCGAACAATATCAAACTGACGTTAACAATATGTATATGCAACAAGTCAACGAATATCAAGAAAAAGTGCTTGAACCAATGCGCCAGCAAATCATGAATAGCCTTGTATTTACACAGGATAAAGACGGCAACCCGGTTGTAGATACCTATAACACAAAACGGGTTAAAGGGTTGGCGCCAGCCGTTGCAAGATATAACTATCTAGCCGGTAAAGTTGGCGCTGGTACTATTGATATGAATAACTTGAATTCTATTGCGGCACTTGATAAACCGGATTATAAATTTAGTAGTGCGCAAAACGGCCATATTGTACGTTACAACATGGGCGACGGTACTATTCAAGATATGGGCGGTTATGGCAAGGTTGAAACAAAACAATTTGCGAACGGTCAAGTTATTGTTATGACGCCAGACGGTCAAATGAAAAATATCGGTAATTTCGGGGCGAAAAACATTAAAGTTATGCCAGACGGTAAAACGTATATTGTTGGCACAGACGGCAGCATGAAGTATGTAGGTACTCATGTAAAACCGGCAACGGCTACACAGTCCGGCACTAGCGGATATAATGCGCAAGTATTACGTACGCTTTCCGCGCAGCATACCGCATGGGTGAAAGCTAACCCAGACAAAGCAGAAACAGAAAGTCCTTATTACGGGCAGTTACAAAGCGCGTTAAGTGGTGCGCCTACTGCTGGCGGTGGTGGTGCTGCTGGAACGCCAACAGTTAAACGGCAACCTACTTATTCAAGCGAAGAACAAGCAGCAATTTCCAAGCGAATGAATGAACTTTCAGCGCAAGGCTGGAGCGATGATCAGATAGCAGCGGAACTTGATGCGGCCGGATACGGTCAATATAAATCGTGGTTAAAGTCTTATTAAATATAAAGGGGTAGACTATGGGTGCGTTTGATGATATTACAAGCCAATACGGCAAGGCAGTTGGAAATAACAACGCCTTTGAAGATATTACAACCGAATACGGTTATGATGTAGGCAACGCGCCCAAGCCTACGTTTTGGGACAGCGTTAAAAATAATGCCGAATATGTTGCTAATGGCGTTAAAAACAATATTGAATGGATTGATAAAACCGGTAAGGAAATCAATGATAATGTAGGCAATACGTTAACGGCGTGGAAAGATGATGTAGTAAACAAATCAAACAATTTAGGTAATGAGTATTCTAAAAGTGCTGCCAATGCGATTGATGCTAACGGCGGCCACTTTTCTGAATTTGACGATAACGGCGACTTTGTCAACGAACATGCTACGCCGGGGTTAGGTAAGGCAAGAGTAGAAACCTATAACGCCGCAGTTGGTAAACCAGCCGGTTATCTGGCAATTACTCCGTATGTTCCACCACCGGTTCGAATAGCTGCCGGCGTACTTGCCGCACCTACGATTGTAAGTGATACGGTTGATATGTATAACGCCAATGCAACCGCAGAAAACGAAGGAACGGCACCGGACGGAATTTTAGGGAATAAATATGTAGCTACGGCGAAAAATCTTATAGTAGACCCCGTGGCTGAGCCAGTAGAACGCTTGATTGACGACCCGGGGGAATTTGCTAAAAATATAGCCATGAACCCTACTAACTTATGGGGCGACGTATTTTTACCGGCTGCCATGATACACGGGGCAACACCTAAAAAGGTATCTGGGGCAATCGGTGAACGTGTAGGGCGTGCAGCGGAACACATTAAAGAAAAGGCATCTAACGCCTTTGAAGATATCGGCGAACATTTCACAAAAGATGCGCCAAAACTTGAAGAAGGCGTTATGTATAATGCGTTTGATGACGTACCAGTACCAGAGGAACCAATTAATGCAGTAGAACCGCGCGAATACTCCGAAAGTGGTTTGAGCGGTCAACCTATGGAAGGTGAAACCGGTAACATTCAAGCGGATATATACAACCGATACCGCATGAATGGATTAAGCGACGTTGAAGCGGCGGGCATGACTGGTAATATTGGCGCCGAAAGTAGTTTTAGTACAACGGTTACAAGTGGCGACGGCTACGGTTCCCGTGGTTTGGTTCAATTTACTGGCGATAGATTGAACGGCGAAAAAGGTTTATTGAAATTTGCAGAAAGTCGCGGTTTAGATCCGTGGGACTGGCGCACGCAAGTTGATTTCAGCGTATGGGAATTACACAATACAGAAAGCGCAGCACTTGAAGCGATGCGCGCACGCCCAGATGCAACACCGGCGGAAATGGCGAAAATCATTCGTGAAACATACGAAAGACCAGATCCAGCAGTAGCAAATGATGCAATGCGTGCAGAAATTGCAGAAAATACCTTTAAAGGCAATTACGGCAAATATGAAAATGGGCCACGTGATGTATCGTTTAAAGATAATACGCTAGACCCTAATTATCGAAACTATGAGCAACCATTCAAAGATGAGTTTATAGAAAACGAAAAACCAGTAAGCGGCGAAGAACCACATACCAATTTAAACAGTTTTGTAGAAAATACCGATAAAAAATCAGTTAAAAACGAAGATTTAGGTATAAACTATCAAGGCGAAGGTGAAACGACCCGTACAGGCGAAATAAATGAATTTCAGCCAAAAGACCGTATAAATACTGACTTTGTAGAGGGTGAAAAACCTAAATTTGAAGAAAAAGCACTTGAAAATGATGCAAGTACTCAATTTAGGTACGAAGAAGATGCACCAAACGAAAGTTTACGAAATGCACTTGACGATTTACCGCAAAAAGCAAAAGAAACTATCATAAATGAATTGAAAAATGATGCATCTGAGCCACGATATACCGAATTAGAAAATAAAGTAAATTCTAATACGGAAATATTGAAATATTTAAACAAAGCTACAAAGCCAGATATTTCCAAAACGGAAATTGATGCGGTGAAGGTTCGATTATCTGAAAGCCTAGATGTACCAGTTGAACGATTGAACAACGAATACATGGAAACGGTTCGCCGTGATCGTGCTGCCGAACTAATTGCAGATACGCAAGAATTGAAGTTGATGCAAGCAGAACCGGCAGAAGGTGGCGTGAGCAAATACGCGCAGCAACCAAGCCAGCTTTTAGACAATGCAACGCATGAGCAAGTACGCGATGCGGTTGTAAAAGCCTTTGACGGCAACGAAGCAATGGCGAATAGATACATGGAAAGTAAAGGCGTTAGACCTACGGAACCGCTACAATATAGCGCTAAAGGTAATGAAACGCCACATACTGGCATTGATGAAGTAGGGCGGTTAGGCCGAAGCGTAACACGTAAGGAAATTCTTGATGCGGTTAATAACTTATTCAATCAACGCGTGAAAAGTGGCCGTTTGGGCCGTGATAACGTACGCGGCTGGTACAATACTAAAACCGATGTAATTCGTAGCGGTAATTATGGCGAAATTCCAACAATCATGCATGAGTTAGGCCATTACGTGGATAATTATTTTAATTTTAGTAAAGATGCGCGATTTAATAACGAATTTAACGGCGTAATTCAAGACCGGTTCGGTAAAGCATACAACAAGTTAGGTATGGACGGTATACGCGGCGAAGGTTACGCAGAATTCTTTAAGGACTATGTAAGTGATCGCACCAAAGCAAAACGGGAATTCCCAGAATTCTATAAACACTTTACGGAAGCGATTGCGAAAGAACCGGAATTGAACGGCATAACCAATAAATTATCAAAGCTGGTTCATGAATGGCACCGTCAAGGCGGGGCGGAACGTGTAAAGGGTAGTATTTCGTTTGAAAGTAAAGGTAAAGTAATCCAAGCTATTGATGCTGCCAAAAATGGCGAAATACGCGACGTAATCAACAAAGCAAAAAGTGAAGCGTATACAATGTTTGTTGATGAGTTATACCCGCTAAAAGAATTAATGGATCAGATTGAGCGCGAAACCGGCGAAAAAATAGCGTTTGAAGATAACTTATTTTTGCAAGCGTCGCTTGCGCGCGGCTGGGCTGGTAAGGCGGAAGCGCTTCTTGAACACGGTGCGCCAGAACACGGAATTAAAGCATTTGAAGATATTGTGAAAAATTTCAATAAAAACGAACAAAAAGATTTTTCAACTTATCTTGTAGCGTTGCATGATTTAGATCTACATAAGAACAAACAAAAAGCAACGTTTGATTATACCGAAGATGCTGCCGTATTGGGTAAACATGCCGGAAATGAACGCTTTCAAAAGGCTGCCAAAGAAATCTATAAATATCAAGATTATCTATTGGCAATGCTGGTTAAAGAAGGTATGTTGACGGCAAAAGCATATCATACAATGCGCAAAATGTACCCGCATTATATTCCATTTTTCCGTGATATGTCAGACGTAGGTATGCAATCATTCTTATCCGGTGGCAAGGGGTTTATTGATGTATCTAGTCCGGTCAAGCGGTTAAAAGGTAGTACGCGCGATATTATAAATCCGTTGGAAAGTATTATTAAAAACACTTTCCAATTTGTTAATGCAATAGAACGCAATCACGTTGGCCGTACATTTGCAAAATTAGCCGATAAAAAAGGCATGGGGCAAATTATAGAACGTGTAAATGGCGATAAAGCAAAAACAGATAATACATTTAATGTTTGGGAAAACGGAAAGAAAGCAACATATGAAACAACACCGGAACTTATTCAAACGATGCGCGTATTAGATAGGGAACAATCAAACATGGTTGCCAAAATATTATCGTATCCGGCTAACTGGTTGCGCGCCGGGGCTACATTATCACCAGAATTTATCTTGCGGAACCCTGTACGCGATATGATAGGCGCATCTATTTATTCCAAACATGGTTTTATTCCTGTTATTGATACTTTTAAAGGGTTAGCGCTATATCTTAAAAAAGGCGATTTATTCTGGGAGTATCAAAAATCTGGCGCGGCACATGCGGCAATGGTTTCGTTAGACCGCGACTATTTAGGCGGCAAATTACGCGATATCATGAGTCGTGAAAGTAAGGCTACTAAATTGATTAAAAACCCTATTGAAGTATTACGCGCTATGAGTGAAGCAACAGAAATGGCAACACGATTGGCGGAATATGACAATGCAAGAAAAGGTTATACCGGGTTATATAATCGCCTATTTGGGAAAGATAGAAAGCCTTTAACTGCAAGAGAAGCAGCGCTTGAAAGCCGTGATATAACGCTAGATTTCAGCCGTAGGGGTTCGCATACGAAAACGGCAAATAGAGTAGTAGCCTTTTTTAATGCTACAATTCAAGGCGCCGACAAAATGGCACGTGCTTTTAAAGAAGATCCGCGCGGTATGACGGTTAAAACTATGCTATATATCACGTTACCAAGTATCTTGCTATGGTACATGAATAAAGATGATGAACGATACCAAGAGTTGCCACAATGGGAAAAAGATACGTTCTGGATTATTCCGGGCAAAGAAAATATGTATCGTATTCCTAAGCCGTTTGAAGCCGGCGTGTTATTCGGTACATCGTTTGAACGTATGTTACAGTATTTTGATGATGCAAAAAACAATCGTAAAAGCGTAGGTTTTAATGGGTTCGGTGAGAGGGTAATGGATAGCCTTGCACCTAGTTTCATGCCTACGGCTATGATACCGGTTGTTGAAGCTATGACAAATTATTCCTTATTCAGACAACGCAATATTATTCCACAATCTCAAGAAAATTTACCGGCACGCCTACAATATGGAGCGAATACAAGCGAAGTTGCAAAATTCGTAGGCGATAAAATCAACGTTTCACCGTATATAGTAGACAATACTATTAGAGGGTACGGCGGCGGCCTTGCTGGTTTAGGTTTAAGCGGCATTGATGCGGCTACTGGTGCAAAAGAAAACAATGCATCTAAAAAATGGTACGAAGCACCGGGGTTAAGAGGGTTTACCGCGGCACCTTATCAATCATCTAATAGCGTACAACGTGTTTATGATGATTATAAGGAACAAGAAAAATTACATAATGAATTCAAACTAACAGGGCAACGGCCAGACGGATACGATGCCAAAGAATTCGCAAAACTCAAAAATGCAAGTGATAGCCTAAAAGGTTTGAACAAAGCATCTAAAGCGATCATAAATAATGAACGCATGAGCGGCGAACAAAAGAGGGAACAATTAGACAAAATCAATATGAGAAAAGCCAATATAGCGCGCAGCGTTTATGGTTTAGGTAAGGTTAAATAAGGGGCGCATAATGGAGTTTATTTTAAAGTTTTTTGTTGAGGGTTGGAACTCTTTAACAGATAGTTTTGTACTGAAAGCAATATTAAGCGGTGCGGCGGCCGTTGCTATATGGGTAATTGGAATTAAACACGTCCAGATTTTGGGCGTGTTTATTTTATTGGTATTCATCGACCTTTTCACTAAATGGGCGGCTATTGCCTATCAAATGTTAATTGATGAATACGGATATGATAAAGACCAAATAGCCGTATGGGAAAAATATCGCGCAATACCGTTGGCGTTTGAAAAAGGTTTAATTTCTAGCCGATACATGCGAAAAGGTTTTGTGTTTAAAGTTTTAACGTATATCGCAGCCACAATGGCGGCCGTATTATTCGATGAAATGAGCGGGCAAAAGCAATTCGCGGTATCGTTGGTTTGGTTATATTTGGGTTCCTGTGAATTCCTATCTATTATGGAAAACCTACGCGACGGCGGAAATGCTATGCTAGGTAAATTCCTTGATTTAATCCGAACAAAAATTGAAAACAAGGTGAAATTATAAGGGGGTACCATGAGAGGTATAGACGTAAGCGAAAATAACGGCGTAGTTGATTGGGGCGCGGTCAAGGCTAACGGGTTTGATTTTGCGATCATTCGCATCGGTTATGGCCGTGGTAATTTAGATAGTGAATTCTATAACAATATTAATGGTGCTATTAATGCCGGTTTAGCAGTTGGCGTATATCATTATTCGTATGCTATGAACGAAGAACACGCAGCCGAAGAAGCGGAATTCGTTTTAAATACACTTAATGATGCCGGTTTAACTGTGGATAAGTTGCCAATGGGCGTATGGTTCGATATGGAAGATGCTGACGACTACAAGGCAGAACGCGGCATGCCAACAGACCAGCAACTAACTAATATATGCAGCGTGTTCATCAATAAATTATGGCAAGCTGGTTACGTAAATACAGGCCTATATGCTAGTTATGACTGGTTAGTAAATGTACTAGATATTAGCCAGTTGGGCGGTTGCGCTATTTGGTGCGCACAATTAAATAGCCAATGCGATTATGAAGGCGCTAATTTGTGGCAATATACATTTACTGAAAACATTGAAGGTAAGGAATTTGATGCGGATTTAGTATTGAATTGGCCTATCTAACGGGGGTATTGTATGGATACTATCAAGCAATTCATAAAGGCGTATTTGCCAGTTATCACAGTAGCATTGCTTATGCTGCTGGTGGTAGTTGCTGGCCTGTTCGCCTATAATATGATGCATACCAAAAAGCTACAAGAACCGGTTATTATCAATCAGACTATAGCTAAGAACCCTAACAAATTAGGGGAAGCGCTTAACGTATCGCCAAATGTAGCGAAGGAAGTTATTGCGTATAAGGAAACGGCGCAGCCGGTAGTAACATATTATACGCAAGCGCCAACGCTACATGATGCGGCAGTAGTTACGAAAAACGCTATTAAAGAAAAATCGCCTACTATTCCAAAGGAAGCCACGGCAAAAAGCGATAGAACGGCGGTTGTAGAAAATACCGATGAACAAAAGATTGATGTATATAAGATTAATCTTAATAAAGTGCATCGTGTAATGGGTGGCGTTACAGTACTGGAAACAGGCAAGGTATATGAAACGGTAGGTTATCAAGCTGGCGACTTTCAAGGCCTAGCGCATTTTGACGGTAAGCATTTCAAAGGGGCCAGCGCACTTTATACATTTGCGAAATGGTAGGTGATCCGATTATCTCCGCGCCGTACGGTTTACGGCATACCGTTTTTAACAAAAGGAGTAAACTATATGAAAACATTTACATTTGAAGGCAAAACTCATATGTTCGCGGAAGAAGTAAACCCAAAGAAAGACGGTTTATATACCGCAACACTAACAGACCATAACAACGTACGATGTGAAATGTGGTTTGTAAACGGCGAATTGAAACGCCTTGTTGAATTAGACTAATAATAAAGGGGTACCATAGCGGTACCCCTCTTTTTTGTTTTTGACGGCAAAAATACGGCAAAAATTTCATAATAAACTATATGATTTTGTGGATATAAATTCTTAAAAATTGTTTTGGCCAATTAGTTAAAAACTACATTATGCCATTTTATGGATAAAACACATTATATCCGATATAATATAT